CGATATATCTGACGAGTGTTACCTATAGCGGAATAACGGCGGATATTGCGATTACGCTTAGGGACGCAGCCGCTGGCGCAGTTCTATTCGGGCCTATCCAGATGCAGGCTGATGGTGGTGGTCTTTTTACTAAGGACTGGCCGAATCCGTTAAAGCTAACCGACAACAAGGCTCTGTTTGTGTATGCGTCCGCAGCGTCTGCGTTTACTATTTACGGCGAGTATTTTATAGGGCAAGCACCGATATGATAGTTATTGGCGTACCAGTAGATAAAGACCACAGGATAGATGTGCGTACAGCCGCATACTGTTCAGCGGAAGCTATGCGCCCTGACGTTAAGTGGGGTTATGTCGCTTCGAGAGAGGCAGGGGTAGGTAGGAGTACGTTTGCGTATTTTGCGTTAAAAGACCCTGACGTAACTCACTTATATTTTATGGACTCTGATGTTGTGCCTCCTAATGGTACGTTGCAAAAACTACTTGATTACGACCTGCCTATAGTTGCCGGCATTTACCCTATGAATGTAAACGGAGAAAGAGCATGGTCATTCAAAGATGGTAAATGCGAAACGTATGGCGGTTGGCATACGGCTGAATGTCCTTTGCCTGATAACCTGATAAAGGCTAACTGTATTGGTGGTTCGACACTTCTTGTAAAGAGAGAAGTCTTTGACAGTTTTGAAAGACCGTGGTTTAAAATCGTCTACAAGGCTATTGACGAACAAGGTCATTGTTACGATTACGGCGAAGATGAATACTTTAGTAAAAAAACAATAGAAGCTGGTTACGACATAATGGTTGACCCGACAATAATCTGCAAACACTATAATTATAAGGAAATCTAATGGCTATTACAACACCTGTTTTGGCCGGTGACGGACTAATGCCTGTCGCAAGGACTGCGCCTTGGGCTGCCAATTACCATACTGCTGACCTTGGCGCTGCTGGGGTAACAACGGAATTAAAAGCAACTCCAGGTGCTGGAAAGGCATTATATGTAACTCATGTAACAATGAGCATAGTTGACAGTGCAGCTCAAGGTTACCTGATAGACAACGTAATAATTTTGAAAGATGGTGATGGTACTGTCTTATTTGGGCCGATTCAAATGCAGGCACAAGGCAATGGTATATTTAGTAAGGATTGGTCGAAAGATGCACCTCTAAAATTAACGGATAGTAAGGCGTTAAATGCGTTCGTTGACCGCAAGGCCGGCAGTTACAATACTGCTGCCTTGGTTTACGTAGAAGGGTTCACCGGACAGAAAATATAGGAGTTATCATGGCAGAAATAAAAGACAAATGCGTGTTTACAGTTAAGCAAGACCAGATAACTTTCACAACGCAAACTAACGGCGACAGGGTGTTCTGTAAGAGGATGCACGTTGACGCAGATAATTCGGCTGCATTGGCGTATATGATAGAGAATGGTAATGACCTAAAGATAGTCATTAAGGAGGCGTAACATGGCAGACTCTAACATAAAGATCTGCAATAGGGCATTAGGGAAGATTGGCGCGAGAAGAATTAACGACATTACCGACACCACCGATACTAAGCCGGAGGCGGTACAGTGCCGATTACACTTCGAACCGGTAAGGGACGCACTTGAAGAGTCGTATAATTGGATATTCAACGCTGGCCGCGCAACTCTATCGGCAGATGCAGAAACGCCAGCTTTTGAATGGGATTACCAATTCATATTGCCGGTAGATTTTCTTGCAATAAGGTCTATATACGAGAATCGCGTATCAAGGATAAATTATCGCTCTTACGCCTTAGAGGGAGATAGATTACTTACGAACGAGTCTACCATGTCGATAAGGTATACCAAGAAGGTAACGGACGCTGCTATGTTCGACCCTATGTTCACAAGTTTACTCGTAGCTGTCTTAGCGAACGAACTTATAGTTCCTTTAGCGGGTGGCGATAGACATCTCTTACAAAAGATTGAGCGAGAAGTACAGAGGCTCGAATCACAGGCAAGAGCCAAGCATGGACAGCAAGATAACACTATCGGTTTAGTAGAACACGATACATGGAATAATGCACGATTTAATGGTAGGTCAAGCGACCCTGGAAGACTATAAATGGCTAACGAAATTCATCACAATTACACTACAGGAGAGACGTTATATTTCTGCGCCTTTCAGCCTGACGGAGATGTATTCTTGACAGGAGGGGCTACAGACGAGGTATGGAGTACAGGCGGGCGGGATGCAGACGCTTACGATGAAGCTATGGTAGAAAATGCCCCAGACGGTCATTTTGTAGGTACATTTACAGTATCGGTTGCAGGTGTGTACCAAGTATCTATTTATCTTCAAGCTGGTGTTTCCCCTGACGATGACGATAAAGCTGTTGCTCAAGGCGAAATATATTGGGACGGCTCTGCTGAAATAAATTTCTCTACTTTAGATGCTTCCATAAATGACGACATCATAGGTGCAGACGGAGATACCCTTGAAACATTAAGCGACCAGTTAGATGGCCTTACGAGTTCGTCATTCAAAAATACAAGTGTATTTGGGCCTGGAGAATAATGGCTAATTTACCAACAATTAGTATGAACGCTGGCAAGGTAACACCTTTGATAGATGCAAGGTCTGACGTTGAGAAACATTCTTCCAGTTGCCGAATATTAGAGAATATGATTCCGTTGATATACGGCCCTGTTACCAGAAGGCCGGGCACTAAATGGATTGTTAGTACAAAAGACAGTACAAAAAAGGCAAAGATGGTTTCATTTATTTACTCCGCTACTATAGCTTATGATATAGAATTTGGTGAAGAGTATTGCAGATTTAAGTATGGTGGCTCTCAATTAGTTGATGGTTCCGGCGACCCGGTGGAAGTTGTTTCTCCATATCAAGAAGCAGACTTATTCCAACTCAAATTCGAGCAATCAGCAGATGTGATGTGGATTACGCACCTTTTGTATGCACCGAGAAAGTTAAGTAGAACATCTGCAACGGAGTTCTCTTTGGATAAGATTAGCTTTGAGGATGGGCCATTCATCGAGAGAAACGATATAGCAGAAGATGACGATATAACCTTGGCTGTTACTGGCTATACGATTGCTACTGCCGACTCGGCAACAAAGACGTTTACTATAACCAGTACAACAGATATATCAAGTCTATTCCCTGCATGGGCCAGATTCTATGTAACCGGCTCAACTGGAAACGATAAGGAGTATGTAGTAGCTTCTGCATCTTATGCAGGGACCACAATGACAGTAGTGGCTGGCGAAACAGTTGCATCAGATATTAATGATGGACAAATAATGGTAAGTGGTGGTACGGTAACCTTAACCGCTTCTGCTGCCACCTTTACTACTGGAACTTCAGGGCATACAGATGCACTATTCAAACTTACCCAAAAAAGACTACAGACGGTAACACACGGTACACAGGCTGGGGTAGGGACTGGTATTATAGGAGAAGTGATAGACGTTAAGGGTAGTTGGACGTTTACCACTGCTGGTAACTGGGCAGGCACGGTAGAGATACAAAGGAACGAGGACGGAACTAACTGGGAGACTTTCAGAACTTACGTTTCTACTCTTACTGCTGGACAAGGTTCGTTTAATGCTCAGAAATCTGATACAGAAGAGTCAAACGGAGTTCTATATCGTATATGGGTTTCTGAACATGCTGTAACTTCTACGATAGAAGCAACATTATTAGTTGATAATAGTACACAGGATAGTATTTTTAAGATAACTGCAACAGCCTCCACAACATCAGCAACAGCCACATCAATTGTAGCTGCTCCTGAAAATACAGCAACAAAGAGATGGGCGGAAGGTTCATGGTCTCACGTAAGAGGCTGGCCTACTGCTGTAACGTTTTTCGAGGAACGTATAGTATATGGCTATACCACTTCAGATACACGAACTATATGGTTCAGTAAGACAGGGAAATTCGAGAACTTCGACGCAGGCGTATTAGATGATAACTCGTTTGCTCTTACACTACCAACGGCCAACCAAGGCGTATGGCTTGGTTCACTTGAAGTATTGGCGGCAGGTACATCAGGCGGGGAATGGCGAATAAGGTCAACAACGATAGACGAAGCATTAACCCCGACGAATTGGAGTATGAAAAGGCAGACCACTTACGGCAGTACAGATATTCAGGCTATGGGTGTTAATGACGCGTTGATATTCGTAGACTCTGTAGCGAGGAAGGTCAGGGAATTTACATATAGCGACCAAAAGCAGAAATACGTATCGCCCGACCTTACAGCTTTGGCAGAGGATATTACTTCAGGTGGTATTACTTCTATGGCGGTGCAGAAGAATCCAGACTCAATTATCTGGTTTACAATCAGTAATAGTCCATACCTAATCTCAATGACCTACGAGAGAGAGCAGGACGTAGTAGCTTTTGCCGAACATCCATTGGGCGGGTCTAGTATAGCTGAATCAGTTTGTGTAACTCCGAGTACGGATGAGGATGTAATCACTCTTACGGTTAAGAGGACTGTAAACGGTTCGGTCGTAGGGTATATAGAGGAGATGCAACCGAGAGATTGGGGAACAGATGACAATGACGCCTTTTTCGTTGATTCAGGTATAATTGATACAGGCGGAGATTTGACTGTTGAGGTAGCACACCTGATAGGTGAGACTGTAGCCGTTTTAGTTGATGGAGCAGTACAGGCAAGCAAAACAGTTTCAAGTCTCGGTACAATTACTTTAGACGAAATAGGCGCAAAGGCTATTGTCGGACTACCATACACATATCAGGTAAGTCCATCAAGGCTTGACATATCAACACAAGGTGGCACTACTCACGGCAGTATTAAGAGCATCCCTGAACTGGTAATAAGTTTCTACAAAACAGGAGGCGCA